CAGACCGCATGTCTATCTGACCAGAAGGGACCTTCGATGAACCTCGGGCATTACCAGACAGAGCTGGAGGCTTTGGGTTTGGCTGCTTTGGGTCTACTAAGGCTGGCTGACCCTGGGGATACTCAATCCCGTTGTCAAGTATTTGACCGATGGTGAGTGCGGGGCGTCCGTAAGTTAATGCATTCATGATCCGAACCATCCTCCAATCTTCTGACCCCAGGTTGTATCTTCACCTTTCTTGAAAGGCGTGTTGGCAAATCCATAGCCCTGGATGCCCCCGGAAATTGCTGAACCTAATGGGTCAGAATAGTTGCCGGCAAAGGTGTTAGTGGTCTGAGGACCATTCTGGGTGAGCATCCCGTTCTTGTAGTCCGCGTAAACATTTGAAGCGAAGTCTCGGTTGCCCTCAAAGCGCATACGTTCATCATTCAATCGAGCCTGGTCATAACCCTGGAGGGCACCACCGGCACCCATGCCCATTTGGTAACCTGTGTTGGCCGTGTTCATACCTGAGTTGTAGGCATTCTCGATCGAGTTATTGGCTGCACCAGCGTTCACCAATGCGTTACCTCGATCGGCAAATGCTTGGCGCTGTTCACCCAGAGACTGAGTGCGGAGGCCATCAATAACTTGGGCAGACACATCAGCTTGGCGGTCATCGTAGGCACGGTTGGCTACTGCTTCGGCTACACCGGCGCGGCTAGAGTTCATGTTGTTTGTGCCGCTTGCTGCTAGGTCGATGCCTGTCAGCGTGTTCTCTTGCAGGTTGCGGCGATCGTCACGCATTGCAGCGTTGACCAGGGGGTTCATGTTGTCCATGGCATACTGGTTTGCAGTGTCCATACGTCCCTGTGCAGACACGCCATCAGCCATACCCTGGTACTGGTTGTACAAACCACGGGCGTTTTCGCCAAAGCCTGCATTAGCACCAGCCATGTTGAAACCACGGTTCATGATGCCCATTGAGGCATCCCCGTAACCTGTGGCTGCGCCGGTCTGGTAACTATTGGGGCCAGCATAGGTGGGTCCACCGTAGAAACCTGTGGCTAACCGGGCATCGTTGGCAGCTTGGCCGCCTTCTAATGCGTTGTCTGTGTATGGTTTGTATTGGTTGAAGCCAGCCATGTTCTGGCGGTTTGCTTCGTCTGCGGCGTTACTCTTTTTGTTTGCGCTGTAGAGACCTACACCGACGGATGCGATTGTTGCGATCCATGCCATATTATTATTCCTCTTCACTCATCAGTGTGTGGGTTTGCATAAAGTCCTCGAGGCCAGACAGATCTGGTTCCTCCAAACCCATTGCTGAGTAAGTTGGGCTTATGACCTCTTCTTCTATGTCTGAGAGATCTTCTTCTTGGTTGTGCTTTGTTAGATGCACGGTCGTTAGGATTGCATCCTCGAGGACGTGAAAGGCCCTCTTGGATCCCGCCGGTGAGACAAAGGTCACAGGTGCAACCAGGTCCTGTTTGCCACCATTCTCAGAAACAACCAGGACGCGGCCTTGCATCAAGAAAGTTAGGTGAGGCAGCTTGTGTAGCTTACCTACGCAGACCGTACCTTCAGGCATAAACAGCTGTCGTGCATACTGGGCACAGCCATATTCGTCGCTCACAGGGGTAAAGTAATGCTCAACAGTAGCGTCCAGCTGTCTGTCTTGGATGTCTCCACGCTCAATACCCAGGTCGAGAATATACTGAAGAGAGGAGATGTCAGATCGTATGTTAAGGTCATGCTTCATACTGCCACCCAAGATGTGCCGTTATAGACAACAAGACCCTCGGATCCGTCACCTTTAGGGTCCCAGGGAGATACAGCATAGCGAACCATGCCCTTCCTGGAGTTATCGGGTTGCCGGTCGGTAGCTTGGATTGACGCATCCGCGAGAGACTGGATGACAGCCTCGATTTCGCGGTATTCCTCCTGGACGTAGTTGCCCAGGTTCTCTTTTGCCAACAAAGGTATCTGCCGCCGGACATAGCGGTTGACCAGGAGATTAAGTTTATCTGATAGAGACATAAATTACCTCCGACCTGTCACTTGGAGATCAACGTCCATACCTGAGAAGTTAAAGTCTTTTATGGTTGCGCTTGTCATCTTGTAGGACAGATAGCGGCCTGAGATCCGGGTATCGACCTTATAGGACGTGTTGCTATCAAAGATGATGTCGGACCCATAATTAGGGGTGCCGGTGGGTATGTCAGCTGCGCCAAAGGTGAAACTAAACTCACCGTCAGAGTTCACCGTTGAAATCTGAGGTAGCATCTTACTGATCACCTTGTATCCACTAAGGGACAAGCCTTGCTCATCGAGATCGATACCCTGGCGCTCTAGGATGAAGGGCTCAGAATAAGTCGTATCAACAGAGAAAGACAGGGACCCAGTGTCCGCGAGGTCAATACCATAGAGCTTACTCTGGGTCACACCCCCACCAACTGTAGAGATTACGATAGGGTGCCGGGCATACGGGCTCTCCTGGTCATGGTAGGAACCACCGATAGACGCATAAGTCTGCGTGGCATCTGCATATGAGAACACCGAGTTTACGTTGGCTTCAGTCCCTGTGATTACATTAGGGAGATCCTGGAAGGTCCAAACGTCCTCTTTGTAGTTGTACACGGCGGCGCGGTTGCACGATGTGCCATCCGTATATACGGCCATGTCATCACCGGAGTGGTAGCAGAAGTATACTTCCTCGAGATCAGTATTGTGTATAGTGAAGCAGACATTGTGCTTACTGTTATCGATGCCACTGAAGATGTAATCACGGACGCGACCATCGCAGATCGAGGTGCGCGTGTTACCATCAGTCATGTAGATATCGTCGCGGTCAAAGACATAATGGCGACCCTCGACCTCCGTGATGCAGTTCTGGTTAATTACACCAGCGTCATCAAAGACCTTGCGGAAGTTAAAGATGAACGTACCGCCTACGAACTCCATCATCCACACTTGGTCCTGTGAGTAGACCAGGAAGTTAGGGCCAAGGGTTGCACCATCGATGATCGGCGTCTTCATCTGTACGAGGTCATTAAAGCCAGCACTGTTGGTAAGATCAGTCTCATCCCATGTAGTAGGCACCTGGTTGGCCAGTACGGGGTCTGAGAACCTCACACGGTTCGGGTAGGCTACGTTGGTTTCCACGGTGCCCAGCGCCAACAAGAAGTCGCCAAAAGATCTAAGAGACGTAGTACGCATCCCTGTGGGCCAATTGGGGAGATCAATAAAGTTAGTCTGAGATCCTGTGCGTGAGATAGGCGTCTGATCATCCCTGTTTAGGTACTGCACATCAGCCAGGGTTGTGGCTGTGACAGCTGGGATAGTAGACGCCGTACCTGAGGTCGTCTTCCGGGTCGTAAAGGTCCCATTAGAGAACTCGCGGACATCGAAGACATCATCTACGACCAACACTGTGTCAAAACCAGTGAGCGAAGTGATGCCATAAGCAAACACAGGGTCGAAGGAGATGTCCGAGACACCACGCATGATGGGACCACGTTGAACAGAACCATCAGAGAACCTTACGTTCTTGGCTCTAGTGAAGGCGTTGATAGGGAGGTTGTAGGGGTCAACATCAGTGACCACGCCCACGGACCCTAGTCCACGGATTGGTAGGTTAGGCATGGCCTGAGTTCCTTATGAGAATACGAATATGTAAGACTGGGGCTTAGAGAGCTTATGGGTGTACCTTACGGTGTAAGGGCTACCATCTGCTGCATCTGCCCAATCGGAGCTGCCAGTCCAACACGATCTATCCGATACAGCCTCTGGCTCATTTGCAGATATAAGACGACCAGAGTTATCATAGCGATCCACAGGGCACAGAAGTGGGCTGGCCTCTGAGGGCTTCTTGTATCTCTTCTCGATTAGCATTTCGTTGTCTGGAGAGAAGTAGTAGCCAACTATCATTTCATCAGGCTTCTCAGAGTCAACGTATAGACGAACCTTGTCTGAGCCTAGACTTGCTAGGTCCACAAAGTATCTACCTGTCACAGCCTCCTGTATGACTGAGGGGACATCCCCCATAATACGAGAAAGCGTAGAGATACTTGGAGTGACAGCACAGATAGTACCTATGCCATCACGACACGAAAAGACGATACCTGTTATGTCGCCCAATACTTCAGAGCTTAGGTTACTCAGGCTTGTGTTGGTGTGGGAGAAATAATTGCCAAGTGACATTTAGTAACCTCTAACTTGCGGGGACAGTGAAGGTAAACGTACCGCTAGACTCAAACTCTTGCACAGTGTTGCCGACTTGGAGACGTGCATAGCCTCTATGTCCAGCTACACCAGAGCGGTTTCCTCCTAGGCCACCAGCGCCTCCTGCACCTACGATCACTGTGATTACAGTGCCTACGGGCACATCAGTGAGAGTGCCAGCAACACGAATAGAGGCTGCACCACCATGACCGCCTCCACCAGCTGTGCCGTATGTACCGGGGTTGTCACCACCAGCACCACCAGCACCTGCACCATAGCTGCCTTCTGGGGCTGGCTGTGATTGCCCTTGCTGACCAACAGCAGAACCACCGGGGCCATAGTAGGAGGCTTCACCAGCAAGACCAGTGTGTGCGCTAGTTGGAGCATTAAGGCCACCTATGCCGCCTGTGCTTGTGATCGTAGAGAAGGCAATTGCTGTTAGGGTAGTAGTACCACCAGTACCAGCGCGACCTGAGCCTGTGTAGTTCTCTAGGCCGTAGCCACCGCCACCACCGCCACCAATGATCTCGTAGGTTACGTTGCTTGCATTGGCTACACCATAGAAGTCATTAAGTGATATGGCGCTACCGCTGTTAGGGACACCAGTGTTGTTAGGAGTTACAATAGAGCCATCAAGGTAAAACTGAGAGAGGCTGACGGGGCTGGAAGTTCCAAACTCAGTCTGGAGGTCAGCCAAGGATATTACACCCGATGCTGGCAGTGTCATCAGATAGAACCGAAGCCTGTGACATCGCCTACAACTGTGAGATTACCAGAGGCATCCAACTTCATCTTACCTACGCCACCTGTGGAAAACACAAGGTTTGCGCCACTCTGAGTGATCGTCCAGTCGCCTAAATCAACTGTGGTGACATTGGCTGTCGTAATGTCCGCTGTAGGGGCCACAAGAGTGCCAGTGAACGTAGGAGATGCCAGGGGTGCCTTAGTGTTCATCTGTGTCTGGATGCTGCTAGTGACACCAGCAGTGAAGTTGAGTTGCGCTGTGGTGGCCTCGATGCCCTCGAGGACGTTGAGTTCAGAGGTGGAACTGGTGATACCAGCGAGGACGTTGAGTTCAGCCTGTGTGGCACTCACAGCGCCACTTAGGTTGGGCAAAGTGTTCTTTAGCGCACTCTTGAGGAGGCGGATGTGGTCGTCAGCTTGCGCAAGACCGTCAGTGGACGCGGGGTTCGTAGGGACCAAGGCGTCTAGGTAGGTTCCGGTTTCTAGGCCCATCTTGGGTTCCTTTTATACTTTGGTTTTCAGGGGGGGACCCCACGTTAACGAGGTCGGACAACAACAACAACAACGCGGCCTTTAGTCCCCACTTTTGAAATCGTCTTATTGATTGACCCACCGGGGTCTCAGAATGACGATAGGGGACCCAAATGGGATTGATTGATTGACATTGATTGATACCAGGTAGCCTAAGCCTCTGATATCGTTGATGACTGAAGGTCAACGGATACTTTATCTGATGACGCTT